ATCTCGACACCAACAATGTCAAGGACGACAAGTGGATTGACTCCGTGCTCTCAATCGCGACCATCGGAAAGGACGACAACGCAGAGGAGAAAGGCAAGGTCTATCTCGAGCTGTATAACCGTTCCCGAGCCGGCGGAGCGCCCATCACTCCCAAGACTCCGACTGCTGGCGGTGAGTCCGGCGACGATTCCTTTGCGGCCGTTAGGGCCATCCTCAAGGCCGAGGAGGAAGCCGGGAAAGAAAACTAACTTTTTGTCAAACTTAAACTGTGAAAGACAATGGCAATCAATCCTAACGGAGTCTTCATGGGCACCACGATGCTCCAGTCGCACAACACGATTGGCGGCGCCCGCAGTGTGTTCGTCAAGCTCCAGGGCGTGAAGAACGATCTTGTCTTCCCGACCCACGGCGGCCAGCTGGCCAACCCCTTCAAGGGCAAGGCCAAGATTTTCGCCGGCGACTTGATGGAGTACCGTCCGGACGAAAATGGCGTCCACCCCTCCATCTATCTCCTCAAGACCTACAAGGTGAAGTCCCAGGCTTCCACCAAGGTCGTTATCTACAAGGATGGCTACAAGCACATCCCGTTCGTTGGTGATGTTCTTATGAAGGCACCGGATGAAATCGGTGGAAAGGGAAAGGCTTACGCCATCACCGCCATCGACCTCGACCAGGACGGCAACTGGGAGCTCACCTTTGGCACCGCTATCGACTCTGTGTCCGACGGCGACATCCTCGTCGAGGCCGAGGAGACCGGCGCCAGCAAGGCTATGCTCGTGAAGCGCATCAACTGCGTCGCCCCGTGCGACTACGACTGCTTCTACGACCCCGCCGCCAACGGCAGCGACTTCTACGGTGCCCGGTATCTGATGACTCCCGCCCTCATCGGTACGATGATTGAGGCGAAGATGTCCCCGCTGCCGGCCTGCGTGAAGAACCTGAACAAGTGCGACATCCCCGGTTGGTTCAAGGTAGACGGCCTCGCCGCTCCCGAGGGAGCCGTTGCTGCTGCTGCCGCCCAGCAGGGAGAAATCGACGACATCAACGACGAAATTGACCTTCTGTTCAAGTCCGGGGCCACCGCTCCCACGACTTCCACGAAGGGCAAGGTCGGTTCTCTCTACACCGTGACCGCATCCGGCTCCGAGGCTCTCTACGTCTGCACCGCCGTCAGCTCTGGCGCGACCCCGACGTACACCTGGACCAAGATGTCTCCCACCACTTAATCAAGGAGGACTGAACTATGAAATTCGATTTTAACAACAGTCAGTATGCGAAGTTCTGGAACAGCCGCGAAGCTCGCCAGGCCCTCCAGATTTTCGTCAACGACCCCGTCATCATCAAGCGTCTCCCTGCGTTCTGGAAGAGCCAGTTCGCGGTTGACCCGATGCTCACCCCCCGCAACGCGGACGGCACCGCCGTCTTCTCCGCCATCCAGCGCGGCCAGTCCCTGCAGAACATGCTCGACTGGCGTGCCCCGCTGGCCGACACCGAGCCTCGCGACAAGAAAGGTATCGAGTCCTACACGGGCACGATTCCCGACTTCGCCGCCAAGGGCTATGTCGAGCAGGCTATGGAGCGCGAGTACCGCGAGCGTATGTTCGAGGACTACTTCGGCAACGACGCGCAGATTCTCGCTTCCTACGCGAAGGACCTCACCGAGATGGTCCGCGAGGCTGACAGCACGATGAGCAACCTGGCCGCCCAGGCTCTCTCCAAGGGAGAGGTGACCTATGGTTACGGCCACGGCATCACCGGCAACATCTACAAGGCCCCCATCCCCGAGGCGAACTTCGTCAACGCGGGCACTGTCTCCTGGGCCGACACCACGAACTGCAAGCTCCTGGACCAGATGGAGAAAATCGAGCAGGACTTCCGCGACCGCACCGGCTTCGCCGGCGCGATGAAGTGGCAGATGACCCGCGCGATGTTCCACAACTATGTCCTGGCCAACGCCCAGGTCATCGCCTACATCACCAGCTTCCGTACGGTGAACGACATGCCCGTCGTTGCGGGTTGGTCGGTCAACGAGAAGATGTTCAATGAGGCGTTCGTGGACAACCCGAAGATTTCCCCTATCGAGATAGTCGAGGAGAAGCAGTACGACGAGGGTATCGCCGTCAACGGCTGGGCCGCGAACAAGGCTGTCCTTCGTCCTGTCGGCTACGCCGGCACGGTGAAGCGCGCCACGCTGCTCGACAAGACGATGGCCGAGAAATACGGCTCCAGCGTCATCTCGAAGGTGTTTGCCAACATGGACATCTACACCTTCATGAACACCACGCTGAACAACGGCGACTTCAAGGAGTGGCACACCGACCTCTTCGTGAGCGCGGTCCCCGTCCTGGAGGAGTTCATGGACCATGTGATTGTTGCGACCACCACGGCAGACTAAATCATGGCAGAGTTCAATATTATAGATTATATGTCCGGTCTGACCGGCTTCGTCCTGGACGAGAGCAACCTTAACCGGATTGCTCTCGAACGGGGCGTGGCGGAGGTGACGGAATACTCCGACCTTACGGAGCGTGACCGGGACCTCCTCACGGCGGACATCCTCTTGACCGTGCTGATGGCGGGGAACACCCTGCCGAGCTTCCAGCACCAGCACGGCCAGTTCTCGACCTCCACGGGCCAGCAGAACATCAAGGACAAGGACCACATCTGTAATATGCTGCGTTTTTACTACGGGAAGTGGGACGACGAGAAGCTGGAACTCGTACCCGTCTCTTCCCTGCATTGGATTAACGAATGCGGTTAGGAAATGGCCCACACTCGAAGACGAAGGGTTATCGACTATCCGTACTTCGGACAGTTCTTTGAAAAGGCGGAGCCGGACTACACGAAGCCGCTGGATGAGCGGGAGTATGGGGACACGCTGGTTTACGAGACCGTCTGTGACATACAGGAGGTGTCGAAGGCCGCGAACCCGGTGCTCATCGCGACATTCTCGGTGTTCATGCCGTTCGACGAGCGCGAGGAGGTGCCTATCCGCAGGGGTATGCGTTTCCAAGGTTCGATGGGCGGCGTGGATGTGAGCGGGATGGTCACGAATGTAGTCCTTTCGCAGGTGAGCGGAATCGTTGCATACTGCAAGGACTATGACGCGAGTGACACTTCCCTTTGACCGGGTGCTTAATCGCATCAAGAAAGAGATAGAAGACCCCGAGGCCGACCAGGCCGTGGTTGACGCTCTCATTCAGATAGGTTACGAGGCGCTCGTCCGTGCGGCAGAGAGCAAGGAGGCTGGCAACATTACGCTGAACCAGATGGAGGCATTCGCGTGCGCCGTGTACTTCCGCGGCGAGAAGCAGCGGACGAAGTTCCTGGACAAGGACCAGTATCGCGGCACGCACCGTGGCCGTTTTGGCCGCGATGTGAACAGCGCGGAGCCGGACCCGAAGCGGCACAGGATGGGCCGCAGCATGGCACTACACGCCATCCGCGACCACAAGCCAATCACCGACCGCTACGAGCTTTTTCTGACCAACGCGATGTGGTACACCGCCATTCACGAGAACGGCTGGACAATGCGTAACGGGCAGCCGCACCGGCCGCTGCGGATTCTCTCACAAGAGATTCTGTCTACGGTCGCCGCGATAGAAGAGAAATTTGGTGTCGATGTTTTTATTGATGTCGAGGTCAACGGAGTAAAGAGGCAATGAGACAAACGCTTGAAAAACTCAAAAGGAAGAACATTTCGTCGGTGGAGACATTCTTCGACGAGCTGTTCCGCGGGTCGGACAAGCTGACGAAGAACCTCTTCTTCAACGACCTCCCGATAGACATCAGCAAGGACTGGCAGGATTTCGCGGTCGTGGACTGCGGCAATCCGCTCCGAGACAAGGACGCCTATGTCGAAGGCACGGTGCTGGTGTTGCTCTACGCGAAGCAGAACGCCTACGGGCTGAAGAATGTGAAGGGTTTGCAGGACCTCGAGTGCCGCTTGATGGAAATCGTCAACGACTGCTCCGACCCGCACTACCACATCTCCTTCCGCGGCCGTTATTCCAATTACAACGCAGTGAATGACATCTTCTTCAATGTGATTCAGCTCAATATCGTTATTACTTAAAACAAATAAAACTGCTTGAACTATGGCAACTGTATCTTTCCAGAATCCTCTCATCCTCTCCGGTGTGAAGCAGGTGCTTTTCACCCCCTGGGTCGGAGATTCCCTTGATCTGACCGGCGACCGGTACGATCTGCAGAACCTTGTCGGTGACACGGTTTCCATCTCCCAGGACGACAACGAGTCGAACGAGATCCCTTGCGAGACCCGCGACGAGCCTTTGTACGAGGCCGTCACCCTCGGCAAGTACGCCGTCTCTATGGAGTCCGGTGACATCAATCCCGAGCTGCTCGCGGTGTGCATGAGCTACGCCCGTAACGCTGCTGGCACCATCGCGTACGCTCCCGCTTCTTACTCCAAGAAGTATGCGCACGTCGAGGTCGTCATGGACGGCCTGTCCTTCGTGGTCCCTCGTATGCTCATCTCCCCGAACCTGAACATCGAGACCTTGAAGACCGGCATCGCCCGTGGCACCATCGCCGGTTCCGCGTATTCCGTGGACGTCAGCACGACCGCTGGCAAGAAGATTGCGACCCCGTTCTTCGTGGTGAAGGATGGCACCGAGCCTGGCACCATCTCCATGCTCGGCCAGGGCGCAGGCACCTACGAGGATGCTGCCGCGACCGACATCCAGCTCGACCCGACTGTCCTGTCGTTCGCGAAGGCCGGCGGCACCAAGGCCGTCTTCGCCAACAATGTCGACGGCACCACCACGCTGACCCCGAGCGAGTCCTGGCTGACCGCCTCCTACGACAACGGCGTCATCTCCGTGGTCGCTGCGAACAATGGGACCAGCTCCCAGAGGACCGCGACGCTCACCGTCGGCACCTCGCCGAACACGGCCGTCGTGAACGTCACCCAGGCTGGCGCATAAGCCGTACTTAAACTATGAACCGAGGGGCGGGGCCGTGCGCCCGGCCCCTCATTTCTTTCCAAAGACCAAGAGATGCCAGAGACCAAGAGAACGCGC